CCGGAATCCATCGCACGTACCCGTGCCTAAATGTGGGCCTCCCACCAGGCCTCGTACAATCCTGGTCGAGCATCTACCCACGAGGACGCAGGTGGCATCTCCTCAACGAGTTTTGGATGCTGCACGCAACCCGAAAAGGAGTTTTCCAAGCGAACCTGCTCTTCGGCGGTGACACCGAAGGCGTCCTCGAAGCTCTGGCGAGCCTCACGACTCACCGGGAGGACATGGGTCCAATCAGCTAACCAGCCGCCTAGGACAAAATAGTCCCGGAACCAGTCGGGCACCGGTTCCCTCTCATCAGCCGTGGCCTTGAGCACACTGAGGGCGAAGGCCTGAAGCACAGGCACGCCGCGGGCCAGGGAAAGCTCACAACGAGCCACGCCCTTGCACCAGCGCCTCCCCGCTTTCCACTCACGGAGCCAACGGTGGCTAGAAAAAGCCCCCGAAAGCACCTTAAACGGATCTCTCACCATGGTCCAACCCAAACCATGGCCCAAGAAAACCGGAGCGGACTGCCCAAACCGGACATCCTCCATGCGAACAACGGGTCGTTCTAGCGTGAACTCGTGCCCCGAAGCATCCAGTACCCTCCCGTGAAAAGATTCCCAAACAGCAGAGACGTCTCTACTCTCAAGAAACACCAAGCAATTGTCACCATCAGCGAGGACGTCAAACGGAACACCGTAGGTAGAGAGAACACCCACCGTCACAGCAAGCATGATCAGTGTGTTACCCATCCCCGTGTTGAAATCCCCACTAGCTCGGCCACCCTCTCTGCTGAATCTAATCCCGTTAGGGGTCACCCCATTTAAGCGCAACTGGTGTGACAAAACACGACGTAAACCGCTGCCCGGGTAGGCCGCTGCGTACACGTCATGCTCCTCCTTCAGCTGGGGAACGACCACGTGGGCTTCGAACGCCCGGCCGTCCACCTCAAAGACCACGCCTTCAGAGAACCCACGCATCTTACGATGAATGAGATTCGCGCGCTGGCGCGGATTCAACCCCTTAGCCACAACCCTGGTATTCGAACCCCGGAAGAGCCTCCTAGCAGTGAGATAACCCCAAAGCCAGTGCTCGAAAGGCTTCAGCCAAGACGCCAGGACAAGGTTATACCTAGGAGACCTTGGATAGATCATCCTCGGCTTGGCATCCTTGTTCTGAGCCAACTTCTCAGCTTTCAGAAAGGCCTTAAGTAGAAAGTCCGACGAGCGCAACGGACCATCAACTCTCAACGACCTCTCCGCCTCCAGGTATCTACGGCGAAGATCCCCACTATACGATTCCGCCGTTTCCAGGTAACTCCACCGTGACCCGCCGTAGGCCCTCGCCATCTTCTTCAAACGTCGGAAGACGGTAAGTATCTCAGGCGCCAAAGGGCTGTCCACCGGGCGTGGGAGGGGAGCTAGAGACCGCATCGCAATGGCAGCTATCTCGTTGTGGATGCAGTTAGCGTGCACACCAGGAATCCAGGTGCCTGGCAGTCCGGTGGCATACGCTACCCACATTTGCCTCCTCCGGCGGTGATCACAGACCACGTCGCTCTTGGCAGTGCTTAAAACAGCACCCTCGAGCAGCGGGAAGTCCTGGGACCCCACACACCGCCCATAAGTAGCGACGGGTCCTGCCTAAGCAGAACCCCACCAGAGGGGTGGACTTGGCCCGCAGGCAAGGGCGTCGCGGGTTCTCCCCTCAACAACGCCAACTTGCCACGCAAACCTAAACGCTGACGGCACCAGCGCCCAGGTTACCGACTTATCAAGGCCGGCTCCCTTGCACCACTCCAGGGCACGAAGCCTAAGGGCAGACACAAGGGTTGCGCTGCGTTCGCGGAGGAACGCATATGCGGCTAGGGAAGAAAACAACTCGGGAGCTACCACCTCCCTGGAACCGTCCGCTAGTTCCACCACGTAGTACACCACGCGGTCGTTGTCCTTCCCCGGGACAGATCCCCCACCAAGGATCTTTGCACCCTCATCGAAGTGAGTAAGGATGAGGTTAGCACCGAGAGTCAACTCTGGCGCAGGGAGGTCTGGTGTCCACCGCCCACGCACAAAGCGACCCACCATGCCAGGGGCCACACCCAAAACACACTCCAAACGACGAACCCAAACGGCTCGTCTTCGGGGCCTGGCGCACAAATGCGCCGAGAGGGGTACCCGACGTACATCCCCCTCTTCCTCATCCACAACGGGTTGTCCATACCCGTCGTGTTCATCCCGGGGTAGTCCGGGAACCGCCTCGGTCCGAGGAACAGTCCAGCTAGGCCAGACAAGACCGAAGAGGAGCCAACAAATACAACGGAGCACCTGCCAAAGTACCCAGAGGCAAACCAAAACAGCGACGAGACCGACGAAAACAGCCGCAAGAACAAAAAGCTCCATCTCGTAGTTGTAATGGGTAGGGGACGACGGATCCGGACCGTACCTCCCCAAAGACCAGCCGTGCAGCCACGAGCATGGGTAGTCGGCCCAAACCCGTGGTTGCGAATCACTGGGCCAGGGCCCAGGCCCCCTCAAGGCGGAAGCGTACCTGGTTTACGCAAGACATGCGCGGGGTGACGAAGCCCCGGGTTCCCCATCACCGAAAACCCACAACCAATGGGTAAGTAGT